CCGTGCCCACTCTGATGGTCTGTAAGATATTCTTTACGAACCCATACTTCCATTGAAGGAAGATTTGCTATCAGACATGCCATATGACTTAATATTAGTTAATGTATATATTAACGTCCTTGCCCACGATATACTTTTTTCTTTCCGTTACGAGAGGTTGCGGCATACTTTGTATGTTTACCCGAGCCCTGCCGAGTTTTCTTCGGATTACCGGGCATAAATCCGTCTTTATAAACCCCGGTCTTTGACTTTACTGCCATGATGCTCTTTACTCCTTAATAAACTTTGTTTCTAGGTCTTGTGGTCTTGGAGAACCTTTCTGATAAAAATCCATTGAAAGGTCCTCCATGGTATCAAAGTATTCGTCCTGCGTCAAGTTTTCATACAGAACTTCTCCTTTGTGGAGAATTGTATACCTTGTCATTATAATCAGATAACTCTTGTTTTCTCGTGACCAACTCTGATACGAGGATCGCACCAGATCTCAAAACCTGCTTCGATTGCATCGAGACAGAATGATACATCTTCTCCACACATATCCTGTACTGCTCCAGATTCAAAGACTTGCATCTTCGGTGCAAACCATGGATACTTCATCTCAGAATGCTCAAAGACTCCGTGCTTAATCAGTAACCATCCGAAACCTGCATAATCAACTGTAAATGGTTTACGACGTTTCTGAATACCATCAACCATCTCATGATTCATTACACCACCGTTCTTTGCAAAATCATCTTCTTCTAACCAGTGTGCAACACTTGTCGTTTTGCCGTCTTCCGTACAATACCAACCACTGGCAATATCTTGATCCATCAGAACCAACTGCCAGAACTTTTCAGTATTAAAAATAATATCACTATCAATCCATAACTGATAATCATAGTGCAATTTTCCGTCCCAGGGAATCTGGTCCGGTCCACGCAGTACATTTGCTCCAAGACACTTGCATCTTGCAAAGTTTACCATGGAGGAATAATCCTGCGAGATCTGGATGCTTGCTCCTGCCTGTACCAGATCAAAACAAAGTTGTACAAAATTTTTCAGATATGCATAAGAGACTCCTCTACCGGGAAGACAAAAAACAATGGATTTGCCTTTCACCAATTCCTTTGCCTTATCATAGTCCCATTCTTGAGTTGTCTCTGCCGATGGTTTTGAGGGTGCCTTTGCCTTTACAGTAAATCCTTTAGCCATAATTTGAGTGTTTTTACTTCAGTATCATACACCATTATCTATGCTGCGTCAAGACTCTTCGAGATCTCTGATAATAATACAATCGTTCTCAACCTCGATATTTACTTCTACTCCCTCGTACCACCCCTTCTCATCACAGATCCACTCAGGAATCGTTAGATAGTGCTCACCGGTTACTGGGTCGATCTCTATGGTCGTAAAATTTTCTGCGGGATTTTTTTGCATATCTTTGAATCCTGGTGCCGTTTTTTATATATGAAAAATTTTTTTATGGAGAGTATATTGAGATCGGGATCTGGGTCGTTTATAGCTTAGGGAAGTAGGGGGTTTTTATATACGGGCACGGCGGCACCGAAGGAAGGGGGGCACCGACCCCCCTACTGCTGATTCACGAACGCACGTCCTGAAGTGCTGTTGCCTTTGTGCTCTGGTTAACAGATCGGGAACCTGCACCAGTGCGGACCCTGCTGCTGCCTCCCTTGATTCGATCTGTCCAACGATTTGCCCTAGCACCATGGGCAATAGGCAACCGGGTGACCTTGAATTGAATTCCGTCGATGGTGGTCGTGGTCATGGGGTGTCGGTTCGTTTGGTTAAATTATAGCACGGAGGGGGGAACCCCTCAGAGGTCCGTCATCATTTCCACCATCTCATCGGCATCGATGGCAGGGTCATCCCAGCGAACGCCGTCGCCTGTCTCACCCAGAAAGGATCCGATCATCCCACCAGTCATGCAACGGACAAACTTAAACCAAGGGTTCTCACCATCCTCAGCATAAGTGACGCACGCCTTGGCAGTGTTGTAGAGGAACTGTTCGTTCCCGATCCAGAGAGCAGCATTCCAGGTCTCACGGTTTGCCCAACCGTTGTACGTGGTGTCGGTTGCAGTGGTCATGAGGTTCGTTCGTTTGTTTGCTGTGCTTATCATAGTCCATCAGGAGGGGTCGTCTACCCACCTTCGACCAGTTTGCCAGGTGTCACACAGGTTGTTGAAACTTAGTGTTGTTGAAGTTAGCATTACTGAACCTCTCACGATTGACCAGTTTGATTGTTCCTAACTCATTGCTGAAGACATAACCCTCTGCACTAATTTCATCCTGTCCAATGAACGCACGGGGTCCATTATTACGGCAGAGAAAGAGTGCATCATCCTTGATAGATTTAACCAGCAACCAGAATGAAATAAGTTTATCATTCATAAAGGTTGATGGAATCACGGGACGATTCTCCCTGATGCATGAGTTCAATTCCTGCTTAATTAACTTTGCTTCCTTATCATCTACGAACTCTACAGTTTGTGCCATCATCTTTGCAAATTTGATGGGTTCAGATACATCGTCAAAATTACCAGCACAAGTGTCATAATTGCCTGTAAAGATACGTGCTGTTGGTTTCACGAACTTACAGTAAACTGTGTCGGTGATTGTGAACTTCATAGGTTGTGCGATTGCATCCCTTAAATCTTTCTCTGCTGTGTAGTAAGTATGTGGAGCAACGATGATTTCTGCATCTACGATACCATCGAACTGATAGGTGATTGTGTTCGGTGTGTATTCATCAGACCCACCAAGTCCGATAAAGTCTCCCTGAAAAATGCCCTCGGTACGTGGTAGATAGTCGAAGCACTTGTGAAGGATAGTAGCAACCTCACCAGTGTGGTTAGCATCAATGTCCTGATGAGATTCATTGATTTTAATCTTCACTTTGTTGAAGACTGATTTGGTGCCAACAAAGAAATTACCAGTCGCGGGGTTGGTTCCCCATACGATGGCAGGTGCTCCGTCGATTTTGGTGCTGAGGTAACCGTCTGTCAGCAGCAGGTCCAGAACTGTCAGGTCCCCCGTGAGGATGAGGTCTTCGGGGTGTTCGATGTGCTTGTTTTGCATGGTCAAATTCTAGTCGGTCAGGGGTCGTTCTGCGGGTGGCAATGTGCCACTATGCCAGTCGCATACCGTTACGAAACTCAGTGGTGGTGAAGTCGGTGCCAGTCCAGAGACGAACGAACCACGTCCAGTTCTTTTGAAACACGCTTTCGCCAGAGTATCCGTGCTCTGCTAGGATTGCGTTGAGTCTGCTCTTGGTGGTCTTGCTCTGCCTTCCACCATCACGCAGGATGATGGCATTGTCGTCGATCTCAGCAATCAAGTGCCCGTGGAGATAGACCTTCGAAACTCCGTCGATGGTTTCGACCCGTGTGTTGTCCTTGCCCCAATCGGTGCCCTCGGTGATTGCTTCGTTCATCTGGGTTTCGATCTTACGCATGGTCGGTGTCGTTGTTTGATCTGAAAGTACAATAGAGCATTCTGGGCACCGTGCGTCTTTTGTGTGCCACTAATCCGACTGTCACATCTGGTCTATGCTGCGTTGGATTGTTTCGTTACGTTCTTTCATGATCTGCATCATATCAGAATCAAGCAAGTCGATGAGAAGATTCGCACCCAACAGGATGACAATGGCAGAGAGACAAATACGCATGAGTTTGTGTTACTTAAGGACAGAAAGGTTTGTGTTAGTTACCGAAGAACTCATCGTGACAATCAGCAACGAAATCAATCAATTCATCAGTTGCATCAAGTGCGAAACGATCACATACCCAATCAACGCAATCGTTCAGGGAAGGCATCATCTCCAACATATATTGTGAGAGGTCTGATGCAATCATTTCCTTTAGCATTCTCATATCTTCCTGCAGAGCATAGGTGCAAGGGTCGGTGTAGGTCTGCATTTCGTTGTTTTTGATCATGTGTCTACAATACACGGTTTTGAGGTCTGTGCCAAAAATGTGTGCCACCTGTCCGACCGTCCACCGGCGGCTGATCAGTTTGTGTTACTTTCCTCCAGAATGTGTGGGTAGTATTCTTTAACCTCTTCAATCAATTCATCGACCGAATAACTATCATAACTGTTGCTCATGTTATCATAAAGAATTGCCATCATAGTTTTGATGTCCATATCATCCAGAATCTGGTTGATAAGATTGTCTTGCAATTCGTCACGGTCGATGATGTTATCAGTCATGGAGTTTGTGTGATTGAAGGTTGACACGAAAGACATTAGTAATCAGTATTTCCTTTGATGTAATTTTCTACATCAAATTTCTCTTCTTTCTCCCATTCTTCCTTGTAATCTATCACGTCGAAGATCTCACCGGGTGCATCAGCAATCTCAGACCAGAGTTCATCAAACATTGGGAAGTTTCTCAACTGTGAATACAATACACGATTTTGATGCCAGTGGAGAGATTAGTGGACACCTCTACGACTGGCACATATTCTTATCACTCAGCAGGGAAATTCTTGCAAACTGCATCACATAGCACACGAACTAGTTCTTCTGCTTTTTCAGCACTCATATTAGAGTAATAAGAATGTTCCTCAACAATTGAGTCAATATCTTCCATCAACTGCTCACGACTCATTAACATTTCCAGATGAGGATTAGGGACGAAAGTGTTCATTTAAGAAAACAAATTTCTCAACTGTGTACACAATACACGAAATCTTGCCCTTGTGGAGATTTAGTGGCCAGTTCTACGATTGTCACAAAGAAATATTTAAAGGGTGACAATCCACGAACTGGCACACTAGTATACGTCAGCAGTCTCCTTGATGCTAACATCGACGTTCTCGTCACCTTGCAGATCTAGGATTTCTCGCCAATCCAAAGTCTTAAGGTCGAGGTCTTCATAACATTCGATGTCTAATGTTACACTTACAATGCGTTTGTGTGCGTACATGTGAATCTCGTGCGATGTGTGTGTATTATAGCATGTATTATGTTATGTGTACATCTCGCAGTGCACACATATCTCGTACATGATTATGCATAATGTCTGTATGCTAACTCGTTATAATCACACGTATCTCGTGCGTACTCATCATCAATCTCGTATGCATCTTGTATG